GCCGGGCACGTCGGCCAGGTTGGTGACCACGGCCGAGGCGTCAGGCTTGCGCTGCACGTCGGCAGGCTTCTTGGTCGTGGCAATGCCGTGCAGGGCCACCACGCGGCGGTGCCCTTCTTCCAGGAACCAGCGCATGGGCTTGTTCTCGTTGCCGGGCGCCGCACCCAGCGCGCGCACCATGGCGTCCAGGTCCGCCTGCTTGGCCTTGTCTTGGCGGTAGTCCACGATGCCCAGCGCAGGGTTCTTGGCAACGTCGTCCAGGAAGCCGCTGATGGTGCTGTTCCAGGCCTGCTGCGCCGACTGGGCCTGCATCTCGGCCGACATCGTGGCCCGCGTCTTCATGTCGCGCAGCGTGTCGCGCTGGTCCTGCAGGCGGTCCAGCTCCGCGTCCAGCTCGGCCTGCTCCAGCTCACCCTCGTTGAACTTGGCGCGCGCGGCTGCCACGGCATCCCTGTTGGCCTTCACCTGGGCGTCGTAGTCGGCGGGCAGCTCTGCACGGTACCCGCCGGCCTGCTGGGCAGCCTGCGGATTCGGAGCGGGCGCGTCCGTCGGCTGCGTGGCATCAGTGGGTTCTGCGGGTGCAGCAGCAGGGACGGCTGCAGGCGCTGCAGCGGGCGCAGCGGTGGTGTCAGTGGCTTCGGTGGCCGTGCTGGGCTCGGGCTTGTCCTTGCCCGCGTCGGCGCCCTCCTCCTCCTCTTCCGCATCGAGGGGGCCGCGCCCCAGGGCAGCCAGCGCTGCTGCGTTGTCTTCCTCGGGGTCGTAGTCGTTGTCGTCGGCTTCCATGGCCTCGCGCTCGGCGTCGGACAGGAGGCGCAGGTGGTCGTCGTTCAAGCTCATGTGTGCGTCCTTTCGTGGTTTGGATCACGGCAGGGTGGCAGGCTTGGTACGGACGGGGACACACAAGCAGAAAGGGGCCCAGCGAGTTCGCGGCGACATGATCGCCCTCGCGGAGCCCCTGACATTCGTTGCAGTAGCAGGCTCTACTGCACACCTTTTTCAGGTGCTACTTGGTCACTACAGCGGCAACACCGACAGCAGGTACTGAAAGATGTGGGTCGGCAAAGTGCACTGGTTGACGGGCTCAATCAGGACATTGCTCCACTGTACGCACCATTCGTGCAATGCGGAAATGGATTCGAAAAACGCTAACAACAATTTCGACATGAAGTTTCTCCAGGTTGTTGGAGAACGCGCCGAAAGTTTCGAGAGAAAAACGGCGTTATTTACGCCGTAAATATCTGCTGCTAAACTTTCCTTGCGTTCAGGCTGCTACTGAAATCGCAAACCCCCGGAAGTGCGTCCAACACTTCCGGACACAAGGCCTCCTCACGGGGGCTTTGTTGTTTGCTCTCAGTGCCTCAACTATATGGGAATCCAGCGTTTTCGTGCGAGGCCAGAGCCCTCAAAAGCAGCTCGCTGTAACACCCAGATCGAAAAAGTCCAGCAGCCGTGCGGCTTATTTGATTTCCATTTTTTTTTCGAAACCCACAGAAAAGCCGAACAAGACCATTTCATCATAGTGGTCAATTGTTTCTAATGTCCCACATAAGCGGCATTACAGAATCGGGGCAGCAATCACTGGCCAGGCAGCGCGACAGGTTTCTGCATCAACTGCGTGCCCATCAGCTCGTTTTGCCAGTTCCGTGTATCGCTCGCTGCACTGTCCGAGTAACTGGTTGAGGGTGTTGCTGTACTCAATGAGGGCGGAGGGGGAAGCATCAGCAAGTCGCCGCTCGGCATTGGACAGTTGCCTGCGCAGGCTGTCACGCTCACGGCCAGCCCGAGCAGCATCAGCTTGGAGAGAGTTTTGCTTCTTGATTGCAGCATTCAGCGCTTCCTGGTTCTTTGTGTTGATGGACTGTTCTGCCTGGCGCAAGCGGGCGTCTGCCGCGCGCTGGGCTGTGCTGACAGCCAGCTTTTCGCCCACGGCTGCGGCGCGGGCCTCGGCCAGGTCGGCGCCCAGGCGTGCGCCCTGGTAGTTCCAAGCGAGGAACGCGGCGAGACCTGCGGCGGCCAGATGGGTGGTAGCACGGGTGCTCACGGCTGGGCCTCCAGGCACAGCGCCCGCTCAGCTTGGCGCCGGTTCTGCAGCCCCTGCACGAACACCCCGCCCGCATAGGACCAGTTCGGACGGCCATCCGGCGTGCGCGCGATCAGGTCGCAGCCAGCCCGCAGATTGCCCGCATTGATCTGGCGCACGGCCTGCGATCCGCAGGCGCCTTCCTTGCCCACATTGACCGCGAAGATGGTCAGTCCAATCAGGCGCCGCGCCGTCAGGTAGTCCCAGTTCAAGCAGCCCAGCACGGCATAGCCATATTCGAGGAGGGTGGTCTTGTTGATGGCCTGGCACTGGTCGCTGGTCAGCCGGGTGCCCACCACTGCCGCGGGGTCTGTGCGGCCAGCGCAGTAGGTGGGCAGGCCGCCGGCCAGGTGATCGGCATAGACCTGCAGCACGTTGCCTTCCCAGCGCTCCAGGGTCTGGAAGGCCAGCGGGCTGGTGAGCGCGGCAACCAGCACTGCGGGGATGGCTCCCTTGCGCAGCAGCGCGTCGGGCATTCGGACCTCGCTCACGACCGCACCTCGCATGCTGCGGCCAGCTCCTGCGCCTGGCGCGCCCGGCGGTCCTCGCGCTCATTGCTCCAGCGCCACAGCAGGTAGATGACCTGCAGCACCACGTAGAGGATGGTCAGGGCCGTGGCCGTGTGGGTCATGGTCCAGCCGTTGGCGACGTTGGTGGCCACCACGGTGACCGGCGGCGCGGCCTTGGCGCCCTCCACAGCCGCCGTGCGCACGATGGTTTCTCGATCCATATCAGTCCTTGTTGTCGAATTGGTTCAGCCGGCCCGACATGGCGTCGAGCGTTTGGCGGCTCTGGGCTTGGATCTGGGCCACGCGCTCGCGCGAGTCGGCCTCGATGTGCGCCACCTGCAGGCGCACGTCCTGGTCACCCTTGATCTGCAGCGTCTTGTTGGCCAGGTCAGCCTGGGTCTTGGCCAGCTTGCGGCGCAGCTCGTCCAGCTCCAGGTCGGCATCGCGGCGCACGGTGGCGGCCACGCCTTCCATCTGCTGGGCCAGCGCAGGGTTGCCGCCGGCGGCGCGCAGCTGCTCGGCCTCGGCTTCCAGCTTCTCTGCGCGGGCGTTGATCTCCCGGACCTTGGCTTGCTGCTCGGCCAGCGCCTGGCGCGCGCTCTCCTGCTGCATCTGCAGGGCCTCGGCCTGGGCCTGCATCTGCTGCTGGACCTGCTGCTGCTCCTCTGGCGTGAGGGGCTTGTTGGGGTCGCGCTCGCCGGTGAGCTTGCGCAGTTCGTCGGCCACCAGGTCGTTGTTGGGCAGGTCCGAATACTCCATGGCCAGCGTCATGATGCGGATGGCCACCTCGGGCGGCAGGCGGCCCGCCAGCTGATTCAGGCTTTCGAACATGACCTGGCGCAGCGTGCCCGAATAGTCCTGCTCGGCCACCACGAAGTCGGCCATGCTGGCCGTGATGTCGTTCAGGTAGCGCACGCTCCCGTCTGGCTGGACCTCGGGCTGGTTGACCTTCACCCAGTCCAGCCGGCCCTTGTGGCCCGACAGGCGAATAACCTTCTCCTCGGTGTACCACTGCTCCAACAGGCTCAACAGCTTCTCGCCATGGATCTGCACGGCGAAGCGCAGGTTGTCGAAGGGCTGCGTGGTCACGACCGAGCCCTGCAGCTGGCGGGCCTCGATCGCGCGGCCGCTGACGGCGTTGGTGCGCCGGCCCAGGTTCTCGTCGCTGATGCCCGCGGACTTCTGGATGGCCTGGCCGTCCAGCGTCATCATCTGCACTTGCCCGGCGGCCATCTCGCTGTCGCGGTGGACCTCGAACTTCTTGCCGGCCTTGTAGATCACCACGCCGTCCGGCTGGTTGACCTCCTCGCGCGCCTCGTTGATGTCATCGAAGGCGCCCTTCTCCGCAAAGATCTGGTTCGTGGACAGCAGGAACAGCGCCTTGCTGGCCCGCTTGTTCAGGTCCATCTGCAGATCGCGCACGCGGCGCACCACGCCGTAGGGCATGCGGTCGCGGCCGCGGCGGTAGCACCAGATGGGCGTCAGGCTGAAACTGTTGTGGCGCATGGGCGTTGGGGCCAGGGCCAGCAGATGGCCCTCGGTGAAGACCGCGACGTGCATGCGCATGGCGACACGCTCCACGATGGAGCCGCCATGAGCGCCCACCACGGCGCGCAGCGCATGGTCCCAGGGCTCCACGAACGAGCCCTTGAAGGGGCCGCTGGTCACCACCTGAACAGACGCCGGCATGCGGAACTGGCATTCGATCAGGCGCACGCGGCGCCGCGCCTCGCTGTCGATGTTGCCGCGCCCGCCTGCCAGGTAGCTGCCGCTGGTGCCACTGACATGGCGCTCACTGGTATGGCCCTGGAAAAAGAATTCATCCTCGGCCCACTGCTGGGCGCTGAACTCCTCCTCGCGCAGCACAGCACGCTCCAGCACATCGCGGCGCTGCGGGTACATGGTGACAGCCACGTCCTCGTCCACCCAGCGCGTGCGGAACAGGTAGCGCGCATCGCTCAGGTCCGGCTCCATGGCCATCGAGTCCCAGAGCACATTGCGCCAGTCCTCGTACTTGTCGTAGATGATCTCCTTGGTGGGGTCGTTGCGCACGCCGGAGTCCACCCAGCCCACGCCCACCTTCACCGTGTCCTCGAAGGCGCGCGAGCGGTTGAACGTGGTGCGGTTCACGTCGCTGACGTACTTGAGCACCTTGGTCTTCACGTCGGCCAACTGCACGTCGTCCTCGGCGCGCGGCAGCACGCTCCAGTCCACGCGCGCGCGGCGCTCCGTGCCAATGAGCCAGTCGCACATCACGGCCACCTCGTTGAACACCAGGGGCACCTGGCCGCGCTCCTCCAGCACGGCCGCGTCGGCGGGGTCCCATTGATCGCCGTCGTAGTAGTCGGCGTCGATGGACATCTGCAGGCGGTTCTCGGCCTGGATCTCGCGCTCGCGGTAGTACCAGCTCAGGAGCTTGCGCAGGGTCTTGCGGGCCTCGGGCTGGTCCAGCGGGTGCGGCGACGCCTCCTCGTCAGCGTCGAACTCCAGCGGCATGTCGTTCAGGATGCGCTCGCCCACGCCCGCGCGACGGTTGAAGCGGGCCTCAAGCTGGGACATATTCGGCCCCCAGGTCCGGGATGGTCAGGGCCTCGGCCGCGATTTCCTTGCCATCGGACTTGACCACCAGCGTGCCGAACTCCTGGCCCGCGCGCTGCCATGTGGGCTCGCTGGGCATGCTCACCAGGTCGGGCAGGCCCTCGTTGACGATGGTGGCTACGCGCACCCAGTTCGGCCGGTTGGGCTCGATGCCCAGCACCTCGCAGGCCTTGACGCAGGCGCGGGCCAGGTAGGCGGGGTCATCGTAGAGATAGGCCGCGCTCTCCATCACCACGTACCAGGGTGATTTCGGGCGGTAGGCCGGGATCAGGACCAGCGCGCGTTCGGCGTTGATCCAGGTGTAGACGGCCAGCAAGTCCCCATGCTGGCGGTGAAGGTGCGCTTTGCGCAGGTCGATACATGCAGGCATGCCCGCGAAAGTGGCAGGCTTGGTACGGGATCAGCGTGCCATGCCGCCCGCGCGTCGCCTGAGAGGCACAGCGCCCGCAGTGTCGTTGTCCATCAGCGGCAGGGCCATGTTGATGTAGCGCCACACGTCTGCGCCGTGGCTGGCGTCATCGTGCAGCGGTGGCCCCGGCTCGCCCGTGCGCGGGTCGATCTGGCGCTTGTACCGGCTCAGGCAGTCCAACAGCTTGGCGCAGCGCTGGGCATCGATGTAGGCCGAGGAGAAGATGCCGCGCGCCAGGCGGATGCCCGACTCCAGGCCCGCGCGCTCCAGCACCTCCACCTCGCGGCCCATGTCCTCCAGGATCTGCTGGGCCGTCTGCCCGGTCTTGAAGTCGCCGTGGGCGCCGTCGTGCGGCAGGAAGTCCGTGCCCCAGCGATAGGACAGCTTTTCCATCTGCTCCACGTACCATTCCAGCGTCTTCTGGTTGTCCTGCATGAAGTTGATGACGCGGAAATCCATGGCCGTGCGCTGCACGAAGGCGATGGCCATGTTGTCGGCCCAGCCCAGGTCCCAGACCGTATGCACGGGCAGCTTGGGGTTGTAGGGCACCAGGCACACGCGGTCGTCGTTGTACAGGCGCTCCACCTCCTTCGCGTAGATTGCGCCGGCCAGCGTGCGCTTCGGGCGACCCTCCCAGACGTTCCAGTAGGTGTCGGGATCGCGCTTGAAGTGCCGGCGGCGCTCCTTCTCCAGCACCTCGGGGAACCATGGGTTGTCCCGCCAGTTGATTTCGCACAGCCAGGTGTCGCTGTCGGCCGCCTCGATGAACCGGGCATAGGTGGCGTCCGTGGCCAGGTCCGGATTGAGCGTGAGCCAGATTTCCGAGCCGGGCCGGCGGATGGTCGGCACCAGCACCTCCCAGCTGCGCGCGCTGACGCTCTGGGCCTCTTCCACCCACACGATGTCGATAGCCTCATAGGACTTGATGGAGTCCACCGTATGGCTCTGCAGGCCTGCGAACAGGATGAGCGTGCCGTTGGCGCCGCGAATCTCCGTGTCCAGCACCTCGTAGAAGCCGCCCAGGCCCAGGGCCGCAATCTGGTCGGACAGCAGGCGGTGCACCGAGTCGCGCATGGACTTCTGGATCTCGCGCGCGCACAGGATGCGAAGCGGCCGGTTGCTGCCCATCACCAGCAGGGCCATGGCCACAGACCAGGACTTGGCCCCACCGCGCCCGCCGTACATGACCTTGAAGCGCTTGGGCTGCCACAGGCCGCGCAGCTTGGCGGGGAACTCGACCCGAACGCGCGCCCGGTCTACCTCGTAGTCCTCGGCAAAGTCCGGCTCCAGGTCCTCGCCGGCCAGGGCCGCGTCCAGGGACAGCACTAGGGCCGTGGGCCGTGTGCTGGGTGGCGGCAGCTTCATGCGCCCTCCCCGTCACGGGGATCGTTCTCGCGCGCTGGCGCATCCACGAAGTGCAGCTCGAAGTGGCCCACGCCGCTCCCGCCGCCCTGCTGCTCGTTGTCGCGCTTGTAGAGCCCGTGGTAACGCATCAACTTCTCAACCACATCCAACTGGCTGTGCACCTGGATCTCCAGCCCGTACTTGCCTTCCTTGGCACCCGCGAACAGTGCCAGGGCTCCCCGGCTCATCCTGCGCGTGTCCTTGAGGACGGCTCTCGGCTGCCCAGCACCAAAGCATTCCGGGCATTCATCCACGGGCGCCTTGTTCGCGTCGTAGCCCACGCCGCCAAGCTCCGGGAAGTCCCCAGGCGCCTTCTTGGCGTCGAGCCACTTCTCGTGCTTGGCGTTGTATTCCGCCAGCGTGTACTGGTACTCATGCCCCACGCCGTAGCAGTGCCGGCAGCAGGCGACGTAGACCTCCACCAGCTCGCGGGGATCGGCCATCAGCATGTCGTTCAGCCGGCGCACCACGTCCTCGGCCTTCACCTCGGCACGCTCCACCACCGCCTGGCTGAACTCCTTCACATACGCCTGCACCTTTGCATCTCTCAACAGACGCGCACCCTGCGAAGCCGCCGTAGCAGCGCTGTAGCCTGCAGCGATGGCCGCCTGCGTGGCGTTGAAGGCCAGAGCCACATACTCCCGTGCAAAGGCCCTGTGCCGGTCCTCCGTGGTGATGTGCTGTTTCTTCGGTGCCGCACCATCCTTGGCCTTGGTGGTCTTCGCGGTCTTGCGGGCTGGTTGCTTATTCATGCTCAAAACGGTGGCAGGCTTGGGACGCCCTTGTCCAACTCGCTATGAGAAAAAGCCGACTATTTGGATTCGGATGATGCTTTTGGAGATATTAGAGCCAACCAGCCTTCTATTGCATTTTTTCTGATCTGCAGCCTACTCTCCATAGAACTAGCAACCAGCATTCCTTTAATAGATCCATCCCATAAGAACTGCGACTCCCACCCCATCCATTCCCTATCGAACTTCTTCCACTTTACCTGCATTTCACAAAAACTTGCTCTATCCCCTGTCTCCTTAGCCACCGTCAATGCTCTCCAAAGAGTCGATACGAGTGAAGCTCTAACACCATCGCAACTTTTCCAAGCCGCGCAATTCCTCTCATATTGCGTAAGAGGCTCATCTTTCCATATTGTGGCCCATAAAATTGCATCAAGCGCCTGGACCATTAATGCACAGGAATCAATAGCACCCTTCGCGTCCTCAAACGACAACTGAAATCCCGAAGCAGTTTCATGCGCAAGAATATGTCTATCTTTAAATGCACGAGATAGCCCGGCAAATAGATCTTTTACAGAAGGCACTAGTAATTTTTGATCCTCAACCTCATTCCTTACATCATAAGGATTAACTGCTTCAGCCACAAGTCCTTTAAAATCCACATCCAGCAATGCGGTAAAAGTGTTTTCAATGTTTGCAACTGAGCTAAAAGCGATTACATATGCAACAACATCTCCTATCGTAACTGCCTTACGGTGAATGAGTGGAACGATGTCCGAGGCAGACTTAAGCTTATCTTTGGCGAAAGCAACCCCACGCTCCGTATACTCTGGCCCAGCATTGACTATCGTTGCAACCACTGCTTTAAAATTCCCCTCCAATGCTGCAATGGCCGCCACCGGGAAATAGCGAAACAACTCAGCATCACCATTGGGCCCAATATTTCTCAAACTTCTACTTAAAGCAGATAGCCTAGAAGATGTTTCATAAAGTTCAATGCCATCAATGCGTCCAAGTGTCATGCGCTCTCTAGCGCTTCTCACACCTTCTTCAATCTCTAAGCCTAAATTTTTGGCCATAGCAAAACATCTCCAGAGATAGGCAAAATTACCGTTAATCTAACGTATCATTCAATGCAAATCGCCTACTATATATGAGAGCGTTCTAAGTCCCCCAGGAATCGGTAACGCATCACCGGCTTCCGCGCCGGCAACTCAGTGAGCCGCCCCTCCACCACACCTCCACGCACCAGGTACAGCAGCGCCCAATCGATTTCCCCTTTGCTGCGGCCCAAGGCCAGGACCAGCTCGGAATGGAAAAACCAGCGCCCGGGGGCCTGGCGTAGAAACCGCAGCAGCACGTCTGTGCCACTGCCCGGGCGGATGACGCCCGCAGGACGCGGGTTGTTGTGCCGCGCCCCCTCCTCGTGCCAGCCCTCCAGCTGGCCAGCCATCCAGTCCATGCAGCTCAAGCGGGGCCACCTTCTTGTTTTTGCGTGTCGTCGCGGTTCATCTTCGCGGCCTTGGTTTCCAAGATGGTCCTCTTTCAAAAATCCAAAATCGGCGTGGCGTTGAGCAGGCCCAGCGCCCACAGCACAGCGGCGCGGTCGCGGGCATCGGTGTTGGGAGCGCCGGCCAGCGCACGCCATGCCAGGACCTGGCGCAGGTGCGCGGCCATGAACGCGGCTTCCTTACGCGCGGCCGGCGCAGGCCCCTGGTCCAGCCAGGAATGGCACGCGGCACAGCCCCAGGCGCTGTAGTGGTCGTCGGCCTTCCTGCGCTCGCCCTTCCCGTGGATGGACAGATTGCTGTGGCAGCAGACCACCGTGGTGGTGTCATTCGTGCAGATGCCGCGGACCAGCAGCAGGCACTGCTGACCCTTGGCCAAGGCACGCAGGCGCGGGTTGCGCTGGGCCACGGTCTTCGGAGCGGGCACGACCTGGTGCTGATCGATGACCGCCACAGTGGCAGCGCGCGGCCGGGCCTCGGCCATGGCGCGGGCAGCACGGGCCTCCAGGCGCTGCTCGCGCGCCAGCTCGTGGGCACCGTGGGACGCAGGAGCGGCCCGCCGGCGGAACCCTGCCCCGCCGGACTTCATGGCAGTGCGGCGCATCAGGGGCACACCCCGCCAATCACCTCGCCCGTGTCCGGGTGGGTCTGCTCGCGCTCCCACTGCTCGAAGGTCGCAGGGAACTCGACGCCCAGGTCGGTAACGGCATGGGCCATCACGCGGTCGATCAGGTCGCCGTACTCGCGCACGCCCAGGCTCTCCGAGCTGATGCGCTCCTGCGTGGTGGTCGTAGCGCCGCTGATCGGGTCATGGTGCGTCACCGCACGGCTGCCCAGGTACTCGGCGCGGAAGTGCTCCTTCCAGGTGGCTTTCGAGTGCCGGCGGCCGTCGATGATGACCTGGCGCGCGATCTCGGCCAGCACGAAGTCGTGATAGAAGGTCCGCTGCCTGTCGGTCTTGGCGTCCTCATGCAGACGCACGAACACCTCCAGCCGGCGGCCGGCCTCCCACTGCTGCATGCACCAGGGCGCCACGCGCTGCAGGAAGTTGGCCCGGGCCTGCTCGGGGCCATCCCAGTGAGCGTGAAGGGCAATTTCAGCCACATCCACCTCCCCGCAGATCCGCCGCGCGGCGGAATGACCATGCCACCATAGCCGCATCGCGGCTGTGCTCGTTGCTCGGACCCGTCCAGCCCGTGACCGCAGCGAAGCGCTTCGCATCCAGCTTGCCGCCCTTCCCTGCCGGGCTGATGCCGTGGGCAGGGATGCCCAGGTCTGCACAGTGCGCCGTGATGTCGGCACAGCGTGCGTCCACCTGGCCGACATTGCGCGCCATCTTGGCGCTGGCGGCGCCGGTCTTGCCGCGCGTCCAGGTATGCGACTGCAGCCGGCTGTCCTCGAAAACGACGCGCGACGGCATGCGCGCGGCCAGCGTGCGCTCGATGTGGTGCGGCGGAATCGTCAGCAGCTCCACCAGCTGGCCGTCCACGAAAACGGCCACGCCCGTGTTGGCTCCGGGGTCCATTCCAAGGATCACGCTCATGCTCTCTTCTCCTGCAAATAGCCAGCCACCTCTGCAGCGGTACGCCGCTTGGCTTGGCTTAGGCGCATGCGGTCGGCGCGGGCCTGAACCTGCAGCTGGGTATAGCGCTTGGCTTTGATTGCGAAGGCCTCGCGCAGGTTGGCCAGCTGGGCCAGCACTTCGCGCTTCGGGCCGCTGGGCATGGACTCAGGTGCCGGCAGCGCCAGGGCTGCGCGAGGGGCCGGCAACTGCAACTGCTCGCGCAGGTCGTCGGTGAGGCCCTCCAGACCGCCCGGCAGCCGGCCTGACGTGATGGCTTCCTGCACGGCGCGCGTCCGGGCTTCGGGGTCGTGGCCCAGGCTGACCTGCACCACAGGACGGCGGCGCAGTGCCCGAGCTTCGCCCGTGATCCGGCCGTAGGCCTCGATGAATGCCTGCCGTGCCCCGAACTTGTCTCCGGCATTCAGCAGCGGCGCGGCCACGGACCAAGCCTCGGCGATCTCGTCGGTCCACACCACGGTGGCCTGCTGGTCAGCGCTGGTCAGCGCAAGGCCATAGGCTTCGGCGGGCAGCATGCGACCCATGGCGTGGTCAACGTACTGCAGCACAGTGCCAGTCAGGATCGGGCCGCGATGCTCGGCACGGATGCGGGCCAGGGCCAGGCGCAGCACAGGCTTGTCGATGTGGGCCAAGTCTTCCGCCAGCAGCAGGAGCGCTGCAGGCCGGACCTGCTGGCCGCTCAGCTCCATGGTGGCGCCCAGCTCCTCCAGCAGCCAGTCGGTGTCGTGTTGGTCACGCATTGCCGCCCTCCCCGTTGCCCCTGCCGCCGCGCTGGCGCAGCAGCCGCTTGGCCTCCTCGATGGCGTCGAAGTTGGCGCTCGTCTTGTCGGCCGCCTGCGCTGCCGTGCCTGTCACGGCTTGGCCACGGGCCCACTGGGTGCGGTAGCCCTCAGCCTGGTTCACCAGAACGCCCACGCCGTGCGTGCTCTTGACCACAAAAGCCTCGTTCACGTGCGCCACGTACCAGGCTGCGACCAGTGGTGCCTCTTCATGCCCCAGGCGCTTGACCAGCGTCTTCACGTTGGCGTTCACAACCTGGTTGCGCACCGGCTTGACGCCATAGCGCTGCTCGTAGGCCAGGCTGTAGGCCGACCAGGTGGCCCGGCATGCGACCTGCACGGCGGTCTCGCCGTTGCCATCTGCAACGTCCACACCGTCGCGGCCCGGCTGCGCAGCAGGCGGGAATGGTTCTTTGGCGGTTCCTTTACGGTTCCTATTACGGTTCAATGATGATTTGGGTGCGCCATCTGCACCCCCGGGGTGCGCCATATGCGGGGGGTGAGGTGCGCCATCTGCACCAGGGGGTGCGCCATCTGCACCACCCGGTGCGCGGTTTGCACCCGGTGCGCCATCTGCAGGGGGTGCGCTATCTGCGGGGGATGCGCCAGATTCACCCGGTGCGCCATCTGCACCCCTGGCGCGAGCGCGCTTTGCTGGAGCCGCCCCGGGGTTGAAACGCGCGGGCGTGATGGTGTAGCTGGTGCTCGAATTGAATCGATACTCACGAAAAACCAGACCCACGGTCTGCAGCCAGGCAATCGCCTCCTGAACAGCACGCTCCGAAAGGCATGTGCGCCTGGCAATAGTTGAAATTCCAGGCCAGCACACGCCATCGTCGTTGGCTTGGTCGGCCAGCGAAATCAGCACGGCTTTTTGGGATGCACTCATTCCTTGCAGCGGCCAGCAGGCCGCCATGACAACCGTACTCACCGAAGCGTCTCCTCCTGAGCCTCATCAGCTGGCAGACCAAAGGTCTCCGGCGGCGCTCCAAGCGCCTCCACCAGCAGCGGATTGCCCCGCAGCTGACGCACGATCAGACTTGCCTCATGCAACGCTTCTTTCGCATGCTCTTCCAGCAGCGCCTCGATGTAGGCCGGGCGCTCCATACCCTTGGCCCGGGCCAGCGCGTCGAGCACGCGCAGGGTGTTGGCGTCGCACTGCTGACGCAACTCCATGGTGTCGGAGCAGTTGGTGCGACCAGTGCCGCGGGCGAACGCGACCAAACCACGCACGGCGCGGCGCAAACCATTGCCCGTTGAGATGAATTTGTCAGCCATAAAAGGCCTCTTGAAAAGTAAAGGTGCCCACCCCCTCCCGGGGCAAAATGGAAGCTTCCACACAACCATTTCCGGGAGGGGCAGACATGAGAAACCCACTGCTGGCAGATGCCATCGCAAAGTGGCGATTGATAGAGTTGAGGTACGACGGATTCACCCGTCTTGTGGAGCCGCATGCATATGGCATCGGCAGCGACGGCACAGAAAAGCTGCGGTGTTGGCAGACCAGCGGCGGCAGCGTGTCGGGCGAGCGCCAGGGCTGGAAGCTGCTGAACGTCAACGAAATACGCGCCACCACCATGAGCGAACAGAGTTTTTCCAGCGCTCGGCCAGGCTACAAGCGAGGCGACTCAGCCATGCCACGTATCTACGCTCAGCTTTAACAAGAGCTCCACAGTTGCACGGCTGTACAGATTCAGCCGGTGCCAAATGCACAGCACAGTCGCTGGTGTGCTGCACGCCTGCACGGCAGGCATCGCATTGGCAAGCCTGCTGCTCCAACTGAGCCATCTCGCGGCCCAAAGATGAGACGTTGCCCTCGATCCGTTCGCTCATGCCATGCCCTCTACAGCCGAGACCGGCGGCAGCTGGGCGCTGCCGTAGATGTGGTCATAGGTAAGAACCAAGCCGAAATCGCGCGCGGCGTAGGCGATGAGCCGCCCCGCCATCTCAGGCAACAAGGTCTGGCCTCGTTCGTAGTGGTATACGTTGCCTTGGGTACAGCCGATGCCGTCACCCAAGGCCTTCTGGGTGATTCCGAGGTGTTTTCGGATGCGTCTGAGGTTGTGCATCCCCAAATACTAGCAGTGCTTTTAATTTTGTCAACAGCAGTGCTTTTTGCCGTTTGGCAACAGTTTTACTAGCCTCGCTATTTATGAGTGAAGAGATCCGCAGAACCCTGACCGATGAGCACCGCGAGGAGTCGCGCAAGCTCAAGAGCCTGTGGGTTGAGCGCGAGGAGCGCGTGTCCCAGGCAGAGTTCGGGCAGACCTATGACATAGGCAGCCAAGCAGCCGTGGGGCACTTCCTCAATGGCAAGGCCGCGATCAGCTTGAAGGCCGCGCGAGGATTTGCAAAAGGATTGGGGTGCGAGATCGCAGACTTCAGCCCCAGGCTAGCTGCGGAAGCAGCTGCGCTGGGCGAGGTTGCCGGTGGCGGTAGTCAGCCGCTGAACTTCACCCAATTGTCCAAAGACGAAATGCAACTCGTCATGGTGTACCGGAGCGTCCCCAAATCGACCCAAGCCAAGTTACTGGCTGACGCTGAGGCGCAGCTCCGCCAACACCAGGGAGAGGGGGAGCGGCACCCCCCGGACGCAACAGGGCGGACTGCTCATCGACGTGTAGCGGCACACTTGGAATAGCCAGCTCACCCGGACTTCCAGCACTCGGCAAAAGCGCCTTCACATCCACACGCTCGTAGTGCGCTCCGAATAGCAAATGGTGAGCGGAGGCGCAGTACGCTGCAGCCAAGTCCGCCACCTGGAATGCTGTAGGCACGGTCACCCCTGTCTCCCAAGCGGAGACTGTCTGCCTCTTCACGTCCAACAGTTCTGCCACCTCATCTTGCGAGAGCGCGCAGCGGCGACGGGCGGCACGCAACCGATCGCCCAGTGCTTTTTTTCGTATTGGCGTCATCGCGTTCTCGCGAAAAACTGTACACACATACAGTATTCACCAATAGTCGCACTTTTGCAAATGCAAGCCATGCTTGCGCAACCGTGCGTTGCGGGAGGTGCAAGCCTGGCTTGCAAAACGCCATTTTTTGCTCTGAGACGGAAAAAAATACAAGCACTGCTATTGCATTGATAAAAAAGCACTGCTATTATTTAGCCATCAGCAGCAATCTCGCTGCTGATGGGCGCCACCAACATGCCGCCCTCGTTCATACAGCAGGCACGGCTGGGTAAAGGCAGGGCACCGCAGGCGGCAGCGGAATAGAAAAGGTCGTCGGTCGCTCTACTGCTGCTGCGCTTGCCCGGATGGGGTCAACAAGCGCGATCCGGGAAAGGCCCCGCGAAGTCCACACCCTGGGGCTGAATACGGGGTTGAGGCAAACAGGGTTGCCAAGAACAGAAAAGCCCAGCGCGCAAGCGCTGACAGCTCGGAAAGTACGGGCGAAACAAAAGCGGCTTCGAAGAGAGGCCGTTTCTGTTTCCAGCAATGTACTGTCAGGAGATCAAATGTTGGATGCGTTCAACGGCCAACTTACGTGCGCCAGGCTCCTCGTAAGCGTTACTGACCAAGTAATCGAACGGTTGCTCGGGGCACTCGGGCCCATCGCCATAGCGGTAGCACTTCCAGCGGCGCTCCAAGCTGCGCCTTTGCCAACGGCCAGCGCTGGCCCACAGCTCTATATATGCGCCATGGTGACGGGGCAGGCTGGTTTCGAGGAGATGGAGTGTGGCACCTCCATCGGGACAGGGATCCTGCCCGAGCAGCTTGGTGAGTTCAGGCAGGAAAGCAGCAGCAAATTTCAGGCGAGCTTGGCTGTAGAGCATGTGCCGCGCTTGGACTTGGCCGAAGCCGGCAGCAATACAGCCGCCCAAAAGAACCAGCCAAACATCGCGCAGGCTGTTGAGTGTGTCAAGGATCATCGTAGTGGACTGGATATTTTTCTGTTGTTGGTTGGATCGCTCGTTGGATGCTGGGCACTCTACTCAGGCCTGGTAGATGAGCTTTCCAGAAGGCTGGATGACCTGCTCGATTCACTGACTGATTGGCTGAAAAAATAGGCACCAGACAGCTTGTGGTAGGCCCTCAACCGAGGGCCATCACGCTGGCGCCCTGCCCCAGGACGCCGCCGCGATGGAGCCGGAGCCATCCGGCAATCTCAACCTTTGGAGTGGGTTCTGACCCGGCTCCATCGACCCACCCACAAGGGCCTGCACACGCAGGCCCTTTTTCATTTCTGGAGGCCCACATGAATGCACGACTCCCCTCTATCTGCTGGGCCTCCACGGCCGATGCCGAGAACGCAGCGCGCGCCGGCCGCGTCGATGCCCAAGACGCCGAACTGGACGCCTATGTCCGCGAGTACTACGGCCCGCCATTCGTGGCCGAGTTCGTGCAGGAAGCCCTGCAGGCCGCGCAGTACCAGCTGGCCCAGCAGATCGCCGCCGCCAGCGAACGCATGGGCCAGAGCCTGAACCCCGAACACCCGCAGCTGACGTCCATGGGCAATTCCCTGGACGAGTGGCTGCGCGACTACGCCCGCCAACGGGCCCGCGAAGACCTCGCGGACCTTCAACGAAACCGCCACTGATCGAGGAGCCACCATGCACCAACGTGACGAAATCCCGAACCCGCCGCCGCTGGCATGGCTGATTGCCGTCCTGCTGGGCATCAGCCTGCTGTGCCTGCAGGCCACTCTGGATGAGGAGCCTTCCAAGGCCCCGCCCGCAACCGTGAGCGCGCTGGCGTGCCCGGGCATGCACGCCGAATGGGTGAGCGAGCGAGTGGTGGAATGTCTGCGAGAAAAGCCATGAAGCTGGCTGACCTGACCGACGCCGAGAAGGTGCCCCTGCTGCTCGAAATGCTTGAAGAGGCCGGGGAAAAACTGGACCGTGCCTTGCCCGCCGGCGGGCGCCGCTACCTGTCCGCCGTCCGCGAAATGCGCGGCGATCCGGAAGACCCGGAATGAACGCCCCATCCACCAAGCGCCACGCAGGCGCCGACCATCGCCCGCTGCGGCGCGCGTTTCTTTTTCCACAACCTGCGAGGTCCCCATGAACGCTGTTTCCAAGACTGAAGCGGCAGCAATCGACATGGCGCCGTCGGCAATCACGGCGCCCCCTACCCCGGTCATGTCTCCCGCTGCGCACTTCCTGCTGACGCTCCAAGAGCGCGGCGTGCCCCCCGAGCAAATCGAAAAATTGATGGACCTGTGGGAACGGGGTGAGCGCCGAGAGGCCGAGAAGGCCTACAACGAAGCCCTGGCCGCTTTCCAGGCCAAGGGCATCAGAATCATGAAGCGCAAGGCCGTGGACTTCACCACCATGAAGGGCCGCACCAGCTACATGCATGCCGAGCTGGACGATGTGGTCCAGGCAGTGGGCCCAGAACTGTCAGCGCACGGCTTCTCGCGGTCCTGGGAAACCAGCCAGGCCGGCCGCGACATCACCGTGACCTGCAAGCTGCGGCATCGCCTGGGACACAGCGAGAAGATCTCGCTCACAGCCCAGCCCGACGAAACCGGCGGCAAGAACGCCATCCAGGCCATCATCTCCACCACGACCTACCTGCAGCGGCACACGCTCAAGCAGATCACAGGCGTGGCAGAGGCCGGCGAGGACGACGACGGCCAGGGCGGCGCCGCTGCCCCACTGAACGCGCATGCGCAGGACTGGGTGGACTACATCATCAGCGTGCGCGGTACAGACAAGTTCGCCGAGGCCTGCCGCGAAGGCCGCGCCGCCCTCACCGAAGACCGCGCCGGCCTGATCGCCTTCAACGCTGCTGCCACCAGAGGCGCGCCATGAGGCCCATCCTGTTTCGCTGTTCGAGCATCGGCAGGTTGATGACCGCGCCCGCCAGCATCGACCCCGCGCTGATCGCGCCCGAAATCGAGGTCATCCAGGCAAAGAAGGAGCGCACGGACGAGGAAAAGGCCCTGCTCGAAGACCTCAAGCTGCGCACGCTCAGCGAGGGCGCCAAGACCTATATCCGCGAGCTGGTGCGGCAAGAAATCTGGGGCGTGGACTTCAGCTTTTCGAGCAAGTACACCGAAAAGGGCAAGGCCGTGGAAGCGGAGGGCCTGGCACTGCTGAACCGCGTGCGCGGGCTGGCCCTGGCCAAGAACACCGAACGGCGCAGCGACGGCCAGATCACGGGCGAAGCCGACACCGTGGACTTGGTACGCCGCTGCGGCCACGACCTTAAATGCTCTTGGAGCCTGCAGACCTTCCCGGCCTTTGTGCGTGACTGCGAGGACTCGCTGTATGCCTGGCAGATGCGCGGCTACATGCGCCTGTGGGACGTGGACCGCTGGGAGGTCAACTACGCCATGGTCAATACGCCCGAGGAACTGCTGGGCCAGTACGAGCCGCAGCAGTTACACCTGGTCGAGCACATCCCCGAGCACATGCGCCTGACCACCTGGACCATCGAGCGCGACCGCGCGCTGGAGGCGCAGATGGACGTGAAACTGGAACTGGCCCGGGCGTACTACGCGCAGTGCATTGCGGAATTCGCGGCAACGCACCCGGTGCCAGCGCCTGCCGCCCGCGAACTGGCACCCCCGCAGCCCGAACTGATCGGCTTCGACCTGGCCACGCAGCCTGATCTGCATGTCGAGGTGGAGATTGCTTCCACCCCTGAGCTGCAGCCCACACCGCCCGCTGCATCCCAGCCTGCGGCGCTGGACCAGCAGCAGCTGCAGGAGCTGGTGTCCAGCGGCCAGACCTTAAAGCTGGGCCAGATCAATGCGCGCCTGGGCATCTTCGAGATCAGCGCCATAACAGCCAACGCAGTGGGCGTCCAGACCGTCAAGGACCGCGGCGCAGTCCACATGCCGGAAAGCAGCTTCACCGCCTTCTGCAACGGCCTGATCGCCCACATCACCGACGTGCGAGACAGCTTCCAGGCCCTGCCATGAGCCTGCGCAGCGTTTTCCTTGGCCTTGCGGGCATGAGCCTCCTGGCCGATGGCACTGGCTTTGCCGGTGCATTCCTCCTGGCAGCGGCCTTCGCGGCTTGACCAGTTCCTTCGATCCCGGCCCGCGCATGCGGACCACACCTTTTTTAAAACCAACGGAGAAAATGAAAATGAGCGACTACAAGACCCTGCTGCAGCAAAAGGCCGAGCTGGACGCACGCATCGCGGAAGTGATGAAGACGGAGAAGGCCGGGGCGGTGGCAGAAGTACGCGAACTGGTTCAGAAATACCAGCTGACCGGCCAGGACGTGTTCCCTGCGAGCGGCACCAAGACAAAAGGCCCGGTGGGCACCCCCAAGTTCCGTGACCCAGAGACCGGCGCGACTTGGACGGGTCGAGGCAAGCCGCCGAACTGGATCGTAGGCAAGGACCGAGGGCAATTCTTGATAGAAGCTGCCAAAGGTTGAACAACGGGCCGCCGATGCATCAACCATTGAGGTACGCGCCCAGTCTAGGCGGCACCTCAAGCCCCTGGTCCCGCGCGCCAGGGGCATTTTCTCTTCCGAAAATAAAAACAGTAAATAGGTAACAGGGCAACAATTGAAGGAAGTTTGCGGGTACTATCGATTTTCACTTTATGAAAGCGAGGAAAGCTTGGGCAACAATCTGCTCGAATGCTTTCTCTACCAGAGCAAGCTCGCCCCCGGAGCTGACGCCACCTGCGTTGCGCAGATCGTCAAAACAGCCCGGGCTTTCAACGAAACCGCTCAGATCACGGGCATCCTGGTCTTCGACGGCGAATTCTTCTGCCAGTACATCGAAGGACCAAGCTACCAGCTTCAAAACTTGGTGGCGGTGCTGGTCCGAGACCCTCGGCATGTCAACTTCACCCCTCTGCTGCACCTCAAGCGCGAGCCTTACAGGCGGTTCAGCAAGTGGACCATGGCCTACCACCTGGTAGATGACGCCGAAGTGCTGGAGGGGATAGGAACCCGCCCTGGCGAGTTCGCCCTCCAGAGGCTCCAGCAGCTGATCCCACAGTTGGACATGGACTGACCAGAACCGGCCTCAAGCCGGTTTTTTTACGCCCAAAACACGAGGCATGAGCACAGCGCGCGCTGCGCGCTTTCCTGATGCACTCCCCCTACCCCAGCAAGCCAGCCTTCGAGCTGGCTTTTTTTTGTTCCGAGGCCCATGACTACTAAAGCAGCAGCCACCAGTTGGACCCCGCAGCAGATTTCCCAACTGCGTACCCTGTACCCAGACACGCCAGCCGATCAGGTTGCCCAGCTCCTCGGCTACAGCACGTCAACGATCTACCGTCAAGCCGCGGCCCTGGGGATCAAGAAATCCCAAGCCTTCAATGACAGTGAGCACAGCGGCCGAATCCGGCGCGGTAGGGATGACCCCCGCATGGTGGCCACGCAATTTCAGCCAGGCGCGGTACCCTGGAACAAGGGCGTGCCGGGATCGACCGGACACCACGAAAACACCCGGGCAAAGCAGTTCAAGGCGCGCCGGCCAGAAGACGCCAGGAACTACCTACCCATCGGCAGCCTGCGTGTAACGCGCGACGGACTTCTGGAACGCAAGATGACCGACAACCGGGAAATCGTCCCGGCCAGGCGCTGGGCAGCTGTGCATCGGCTCGTCTGGGAAGCCGCGAACGGTCCTGTACCAGAGGGTCACATTATCGTGTTCCGGCCTGGCCAACGGACCACCCAGGAGGCCGAAATCACGATTGGCCGCCTCGAATGCATCAGCCGCGCCGAGAACGCGCGCCGAAACCACCCTGCCCGCAAGTCGCCCGAACTGGCCAAGCTGGTCCAGCTCAAGGGCGCCATCACCCGTCAAGTCAACCGCATTGCAAAAGAGAGCCAACCGAAATGAGCACCCCGCACATCACCCTCGTTCGCCAGCAGTTGCTGGACACGCTGACAGATCTTCGCAACCGCGAGCAGCCCATGGATGTAGATCGCGCCCGAGCAGTGGCTCAGGTGGCCTCTGTTCTCGTTGACACGGCCAAGGTCGAAGTGGAGTACTTGAAGGTCACGCACTCGGACCGGAGCGACTTCCTCGAAGCTCCGCCCACGGCCCCACAGTTGCCGGCCCCCAGCAGCACGCCAACGGCACATAACCCCTTCCCTACGTCGGCCCGCCACACCCTGGCCGGCTGATAAACCGCCTCCACCATGCACCGGCCCGCCTTGCGCGGGCCGCTTCGTTTCTGCATCCATATGCCCAAGACCCCACCCCAGAAGCCCTACACCCCTCCCAGCAACCGCTATCAGGGCATCGAGCTCAAGCCTCACCCCGGCCTGCCCGCAGCGCGCATGTACGCCTTCACGCTGCCCAGCCGCGTAGGCGGACAGCTGTACTACCCGGCCCCCTCGCGCCGCGTCGAACCCTTCCCTTCCTGACCTGGAGCCGCTCATGACGATGATCAACACCCCCCTGGTGCTGCTGGCACAGCAGTGCGGCGCAACCTACTACACGCCCGGCCCGATGCGCGCGATCCGCGGCATGGCGTTCACCTTCGACCAGCTGGATGCGCTGGCCGAGCGCCTGCGCGCCGAGGCTGGCCAGCAACAAGCCCGAGCACCTGGTGCTGCAGTGCACGCATTCCGGGAATATCTGGCCGTGCATCCTGACCTGCAGCTGGGCGGCCAGGCCATGGACGACATGGCCCTGGAGCTGGCCCGCGTTGCATTCGCTACAGCCCATGCGAAGGAGCAAGCCCATGCCTAAGGTGCTCACGCCAGCCGCAGCATTGGACCGCGAGGAATTCGAGGCCGAACACGGGCCTCGCGGCAACTGCGCTTGCCATCTCCACGCGCCATGCAACAGCTGCCAACACCCCGGCAACCCGCTCTATCAGGAAGAGCAGGACGCCTGTTGGATGTGGGAAGGCCTCGCCGACATGCTGGACGAGATGGAGCGCAACGCCCGCGCGGCAGTGGCGGGGACCATCGAGCGTGCCACGGCTCAGCATCTCAGCGAGATGACGCAACATGCAATTGCCAAGGTAGCGCGCAATGCAAGCTGACTTGTTTTCGGCGCGCAGCCAGGCCAGCACCGTCACCTTTCCGCCGGCTCCCGCTCTGCAGCCACACGATTGGCCGTATCCGGGCATGACCCCCGAGGACAGCGCGCGCTCGGCCGCTTCACGGTGCTCTGCCTACATCGATGTCGTGACCGCTGTGATCCTCCGCCGTGGCGGCGATGTAATGACCGGTGCCGAGCTGCTGGCCGCGATCCTTGAAGACTGGCGCGCGCTGCTCGGCCCATGGGCACACGGCAGCTTGTCCTCATCCCAGGGCCTTCTGCGCGGCATCGACGTGAAGTACGTCAGCCACGAAGGCTCAGGCGGTTTCCATTTTGAATATCGCGCGCTGGGCGAGTTCCAGCCTCACAAGAGGTGACACATGAACACAGATACCGGAATCCTCGTACACCCGGACGAGGCCCATCTAGCGAAGACCGAAGGCGTCCTCCAGCGCGCGACTGTCCTCGACTGCGACGGGGATAGCGTCGGCTGGCTGGAGCACGGCTACAGCGAGGAGCAACTACGCGACATCGTGCGATTTGCGAACGGCTTCTTCTCCGTGGGCCTGCGGGTCGGACGGAATGAAGTCCAAACCCGAATGCGCGCGGCGCTGGGCCTGTCTGACGAGGTACAGCAGGAAGGAACGTGACATGGGCTACATCAACCCGTTGTTGCAGCTGCCCGCTGGCCAAGCCCTGCGGCAGTTGCCTCCAGATGACCGCGCTCGCATAGAGGCCGTGATGCGGGAGCTGCGCGCCCAAGCCAATGAGGAAGCGGACAGGGCATGGGCACGCCGAAAGGGCCCGATGGCGGCCTATTGGCGTGCCGTCGCCACCTATGCCCGGCACACAGCACACGCCCTGTCCAAACGCCAGTCCAATGTGGCCTTGGCCGAACAAGCCCAACGAACAACACAAAAGGAGCATGCCCCATGCGCATGATGTGCCCCCACTGCGAGAAGCTGGCATACACCCGGACCAGCATGCAGCTCACGAACACCAGCCGTGAGACCATCTTCGTGTGCAAAAACTTCTATTGCGGCCACGTCTTCTCGGCGGTCACAGAGATCAATCGCACCCTCAGCCCGAGTGCGATCCCGAAAGCCGATGTGGTTCTTCCCCTTGGCTCCCATCTCAACCGGAAGCTGCTGCAGACGCAACTGGAGACGATGCCTTCGTCCCAGTTAGGTGGCCGCCTGCACCGGACTACCACGACATGAGCAAATCCGAACTCGAGGAAGCACTCCACCTGGCCGGATCTATCTACGCCGCCGGCTTGCTCGCCCGCGCCATGGTTGCCATTCAGGGCCTGGAAGACGCCGCCAGACTACCGGAGCACGAGGGCCAGGGCATCACCATCTCTGCAGCAGCCTGGCAGGCCTTTGCCGAGCAGCACACCAGCGTGCTGCAGGAGATCCAGCTGCAGGGACTCCAGGCCCCGGACCTGCCGCACTGACCCACCACCCCATCAACCACGCCCCGCCACTGAGCGGGGCGTTTTCATTGGAGAAACGCATGTCCCAGGACACCCACGACTTCGGCGACGGCTATGGCGCGGTGCGCATCGGCAAAAGGGCCGCCGGCCGCGAGCTGGATGGCAAAACATGGGACGAATTCCCCGCGCCATGACCACGGACTGGCACGCCGCCGACAAGGCCTACCAACTCCATCACGCCCGATGCGCGCACTGCCGCGCTGCCGGCGTGCTCCCAGGCCGGCAGCAGCGCTGCCCAGAGGGCTTGGCACTTTGGAAAACCTACCTCAATGCAGGCACCCCACCCCATTTCACTTGGGTACGAAACCGAAAGGTGAACAAATGAGTATATTGCTCACCACAGACGAAATAGAAATCCTCACCCAATACAAACAGCCAGCGAAGCAGTTAGAAACCCTTCACCGCCAGGGTTTCTTTAGGGCTCGTATTGGCCGCGCTGGAAGCGTAGTCTTGGAACGCGCACATTATGAATCGGCATGTGCCGGCGAAGCGACACAGGCCCGGAAGCCTCAAATCCGTAAACCCTCTGTTAGGAGTTTGCATTGAAAAATTCAAATCTCCCCAAGCGTGTATATAAAAAGCACGGATCATTTTGGCATGTCCGAGCGTCTGGAAGCCAGCGCATTTGGACGCGTCTTTCCTACATTTCTGATGGTCTGCCTGCAATGTACCGAGCACTTGCTGACATCGAGCAAGCTGGCGCTCAAAATGACATGATGCCTGCCTTAATTGCAGACTGGATGTTAGAGGTCTCAACACAACACAAGCCAAAAACTCAGGCTAACGATATTTATCAGACACGAACGATTGGGGAGGCATTTGCGGAATTTCGAGCATCAGAGGTAAGCACCCCTGATGTTGTTGATTTTCTTAAAAACTTCAAATCGATGGCTCGCACCCACAATGCATATCGTTCCATGATGCGCGAACTGATGCGCTATGCAGAAGAGAAGGGATATCGGAAGCCCAACACCAACCCGGTTGACTCCCTCAAGACCATGAAGACACCACCACGCAGCCGCTACATCACCGACAGCGAGCTGCGGCGCATCAAAGTTGGAATCTGCTATGGAGACAACGGGTTGCGCACTCCTAGTGGCCCCATGATCTGCTGCCTGGTCGAAATGGCTTACCTGACCGGGCAGCGAGCAAGCGATCTTCTCAATATGGAGTGGACCGAAATAACAAACAAAGGAATTCTGTTTCAACCTGGCAAGACGCTTTCCAGCACAGCCGTTTCTATTCTCGTCGGACTTACCCCACGGTTGGAACGCCTGATTCGGCGACTCAAGCAATTTCCGCAGAGCAACATGAAACACGTATTTTGCAAGCTGGACGGCCAACGCTACACGTATTCAGGCGCTAACACCGCATGGAAACGTGGCTTGAAGCGGGCCGGAATGGTCAACACACAATTTCGAGATCTGCGCGCAAAAGCGCTTACTGACCTTGATGAAAGCGACGGCATTCAGGCAGCACAGCGGCTTGGAGGACATTCGACCCAGAGCCAGACAGCCGAGTACATCCGGCACAAGCGTGCCATCAATGCCAAAGCGTCGAAGTAG